CCGCTACTGCCGCTGCCTGGGCGTCAAGGTTTCCAAAGCCCGACTCGATGGACAATGCAGCCGCTTGTGCCTGGGCGTCTAAAATTGATTGAGCCGTTGCCTGGGCTTCGGTGCCCGAATCTGTGCCGCCGCCGGTATAGGGGTTGAGAGCGATTTGTTCAGTTAAAGCCTTCTCGAATTCAATTCGATTTTGTGCTTTGTCTACTTTCGCTTGGGCTTGCGCCTGGGCCGCCGCCTTAGACTGGGCAGCAGCTTTAGCCTGAAACTGCGATTCCATAGCAGCAGCCGACCTGGCAGCAGCAGCTTCCTCTTCCGCTTTATGCTGAGATAGCGTTTGCTGGGCCATAGAAATCTCTTGGGCAGTAGGCTCAAAGCTCCAGCCATGCTCCCCGACAGCATGTCCGTGGGGTGATTGAGCCTGCCCCCCTGCTAGCCCTAAGATTCCAAGGGCTATGTCCATGTCGGATGGCCCTTCTTGAGAGCCCGGAACGCCTAGAGTCCCAAAATCTTCAAACCCCATAGCGCCGCCGCCATAACCTGGGTTCGGGTCGGCTTCGCTAAAGAACGCCGGTATGCCCCCAGCCATGTACTGGCCGCCGCCGGGGGCAACGCCGCCCCCGTGTGAGCGCAGCAAGTTGGCCTCGCCGGGGGTTACGAAGGCGGGGAAATGCCCAGGCGGTGCCCTGCGCTGAAGCGCACGGGCAAGCAATTCTCCGTAGAGGTCATTAGCCATTATTAAGCTGTCTTGGCTCCACCAGGAATTGTGGCGCTGCCAGTCGCTGCATAGTTGTCAGTTTTGGAAGCAGCGTTAAAAGTCCCGGCATTTGTTGACGCTTTAGCTGCTGCCGAATGTCCCGGCCCGGTAATGGAAAAAGGACTTCCGCCAGCGGACGTTGTTGCGCCCGACTTGGCCTTCATTCCGCCGCTCTTGTTGCTTTTCGAGTACGCCATTCCACCAAAATTCGGCATGATATTCTCCTTAGTGGGTTACAGGGTGTAGTTTCCTTCGGGTTCGTTCAGTGCGAGTATTGCGCGGCTGGGACCGGCCATGTGCAGAATCGGCTTCGCGCCGTCCTGATTGGTGTATTCGATCACCCGCGTCTGGTATTCCATGAATTGCGTGTCATAGGGCAAGCCCTTCAGCTTCAGAAAGCGCCAGACCACGCCCAGCACGATCAGTTCTTCTTCCAACACGGTCGTCTGGCTGTCGCCGGTGAACTTGTCCGCATTGGCGGTGCTGCCGCCGGAGGTATCGACCCAGTTCTTCGAGACGTATTCGAAATTAACGGCTTCACCCGCCGTGGGGGTCGGGGTCATCAGCAGATTACCGCCGCGAATGCGGAAATAGTTGGTGATGCCCCCCGATACGATGGCCTTGATTCGCTGCCACTGGGAGCCGGTGATCGGGCCGTAGTATTTTCTATCGGTGGTTCGGTTCCACAATGTATTGTTGGAAAAGCGCCCGAAATCGGTCGCAATGGTGGTCATCGCGCCCTGGCTCTCGGCGGCAATGGTGGTATGGGAACCCTCCTTGATTAGCACCTCCCATTTATATTTCTGAACCTGGGCGCGGCCTTCCTGATTGGTCACGGCTTCCAGCTGGATCACCGACGTATCGGTGGAGGAAGTCACGGCGTCCGGCGCAGTAATACCGATGATCTTGGCCGCGTCCTGGCAGATCGTCAGCAGGGTCATCCGACCGTCCGTACCGGTTCGATGCCAGCGGCGTCGGCAATATGATCGCGGGCCTTCTTGCGCAGATCAACCATGCCAGCGCCCAGCGAATTGATCGAAGCATCAGACAATTCGGCCAGCTGTTCGACGGTTTTCACGTCCTGTTTTTCCAGGGTGGATGCACGGCGCTTGCCCAGGCCCTTGATGTCCGTGAGCGGCGTCCCCTTGGCACGAATCTCGGTCGCGCCGGTTTTCTGATAGGCGGCCAGTTCCAGGGGGAAATGTTCTTCCAGAAAGCCCAGCTTTTCAGAAACCTTGTAGATCACCGTATTCATGTCACCGACCCGGCGCACTTCCACCAGATCGGGGCCATCGTCATTATCAATGAATTCAATACGCAGATTGCTCATATGGCAGTCACGGGGGGGCGCTAACCCCCCCGCTCCCTACTTTGGACTAGATCGCAGCCGACATTGGCCACGTTCCCATTCCAGCAGCAGAACCAGCGGTTCCGCTACGGGCGGTCGTCAGGAACAGACCATTAACGGCTGTCTGTGACGTCGAGTCATCGTCCAGCGACCCGGCAGTAGCAGACGAATAGAGGGTCACGTCAGCAGCAGCCGACGCCAGCACGTTCATCGTGAGGACGCCTGTGAGCTGAACCCAACCATATTCACCGGAACTGATAGCCGCCGGAGCAACACCAACAATATGGCCGTCATCGATAAGCGCCTTGGTGCAAGGAACCCCCGAATAGGCTTCGGTTACGGTCACCACGTCGTACTGCGCAACAGCAGAACCGGCGGTGATGTAAAGCCATGTCGAGTTATCCGTGCCTATCATGCGAGTCCCGATGGCCTGCGACGGGGTTGATTCCGTCCCACCATCGAAGTCGATGCCAACAGCACTTTGTGTCGTATATGCCATTCGCTCCTCCTACTAGGCTTGGATGACGCCTTGCCGTGCGCGGTTGCTGACCGTCAAATTTCCGGCCCATGCAACAGGCATAACAAGCGCATCCTGGTTTACGGAAGCCTTCTCGCCAAGAGGTACGAATTCCCGACCTTCGGCATATCTTAGGAACAGATAGTCCGTATTCAGGAAATACATCTTGGAAGCAGGACATTGATCGTCATAGTACACCGGCGCGTCCATGAACATCAGGTTCATGAAACCCGCTGATGCCGATTCATCAGAGGTAAACCGCTGGTTCGTCTGTAGAGACGCCCAGTAGTACCCGAAATAAACCGAATCTGCGACGATCACGTTTGGCCGATCCGCGCCGCGAATACAGGCCAGCCAAAGAGTATTCATGGCCGTCTGGATCGTGGTGGCGGAAGGGGTAACGGTCTCGGTCGAGAAGTCGTACACCTGATTCGCCCAGAACGTGTAGGTGCCGCTGTTGATGCCGCCCACGGTGTTGCCCACCGTACCCGGTACCAGAAGTTGCAGCCCACCTAATTCCTTGGAATCGGTGCCTGTGCCGTCGGCATACAGTGCCGTCGCCATGTCGTTCTTGAGCGACTTTTCGAGATTACGAATGCGGCTTTTGAGAAGATTGAAAATCTGCTCTGGGCCGCTGTTCTCGACTTGCTCAAGTCCTGAAATGACCACATTGCCCGCAAGCTGCTTGTAATTGAACTCGGCAGCGGTGAAGACATTGCTGGTGCTGGTGTCCAAGACTTCATAGCCGGAATACCACTTGGTCGTGGAATTGACCGCATATTCAAGCTCTTGAACGATGGTCCGACCCGTCGCGGGCATCTTGTTGCCGTTCCGGTCAATGTGACGCAGCAACGCATTGTTGTTGGTCACGTTATCGGCCATCGTCTTGGAGTAGCCAGCAAGCGTCGTGGTCACGATCTCCGTGTATGTACTATTTGGAGATGTCGCCATTGTGCTTAGCTCCCATCATGGAGCAACAGTAACTAACCGGCGCGTACCTCGCCAATCGTCGAGCGTAAAATAGAGTCGAGATCGGATTCCTTGACGGAGCCGCTGGGCGGCGTTCCGCTGGTGCGCCCTGGCGCTGCCTTTTTCGCTTTATCGACAGCCGCCTTGCGGCGGCCCTCTTCTTGCGTGGCAACCGCCTTGCGTTCCGCCTGGAGGGTCTGCTTGAACAGATCATCATCCATGCGAACCGCCTTTTCATAGGCTTCCTGTAAATCCGTGGTCTCTCCCGCATTCACCAGACGGCCCATCCGTTCGCGCACGGCTTCAAAGTGCGGGTGCTTGAGGTTGCCCTTGGAGTCTGTCTCCGTGGCAAAACCCTCAACCTGACCCACCAGTTGATGATGTTCGCGATTGATCTGGCCCTGTTTCAACGATTTGAGTTCGGCATTTGTGGTGTTTAGCTGCTGTTGCAGTTGCTGAAATTGCGGATCGGGGGGCGTTTCGTCCACCCAGTCCGCACCCGAATCGTTCGACAGGTTGATCCCGTAGTGCTGGGCGAGTTGGCCGATGGCCGCCTGGGGGTTCTGACGCAGTGCATTGTCATAGCTCATCAGCCGCGAGATATATTCCGCTTCCGATATGCCACGCGCCCGCATCTGCTCCTTGTAGGGAGCCAGAACACCCGCTACGCCTTCGACTTCCCGTCGCTGCTCTGCGAGTTCAGTTGTCTTACGAGTGAACGCCGCGTCCCGCTCTTTCTCCCTCTGGAGCATGAAATTCTGTTGCTCTTCGGGAAGATCAGAAAACGCTTCGCGATGTTCAGCGGGCCATGTGCTTGGTGCCGCCAATGCGTCCGGCGCTGGCTCCCCGTGGGACTCCGGTGTGTCCGTATCGGGAGTGGCTTCGGCATCTGCGTCCTGTTGGCCCTCGGCGGCTTGGTCAGATGGGTCGGCTTCGACTTCGACTTCTTCCGCGCTGATTGTTTCTCCGGCAAGTGGTCGTGGTTCACTCGGAGTGGGTTCGGCCTCGCCGCCGACGAACTCTCCGCTAATTGCACTTTCCAATACGCCATCAAGGGTGATGGCTGCTGGTGCTGACGCTGGCTCCGCTTCGGGAGTGCTGGTCTCAACTTCTGCCATTGGTAATTCTATCCCAGTTAGGTGGACGGGTGCTGCCCGACCAGTCGTTTCCAAGTTGCCGGACATTATGCCTTTTTTCGTGTTCGCGCAAATCCCGGCGGCTTCCGATGATACTGCCGTCTATGGGGCTCTGGAACGGATCGACATCGCGAATGATGCTGATGCCCGCCTTGGGCTTGTCCTGACGGCTCTGCATGACGGCCTTTTTACGGCCCCATTTGATCTTCTGGTAGTTGTTCCTGTAGCTCATTGGTCCCGTTCCGCCATGCGTAATTCCGCTTCCAGCATGGCCAGATCCTCTTTCGAGCGGATGCGCTCGTCGGAAGCACGGCTTTCTTCCTGGATTTCCGCCGACTTGCTGCGTTCCCGGCTGCTGATGTCGGCCAGCTTGCCTTCCTGTTTCAGCTTCTCCCGTTCCAGCTCGGCCATGATCTTCTGTTGCTGGATGCGTTCCTCCGGCGACGGCTGTTGCGGTTGCTGCTGCATGGCTTGCAGTTGCTGCATCACCGTGGCTTCCGTCTGATCGATCACGTCTTCGAAGTTGCGCCCGATCTTCCAGGCCCCGGCGACGAACTTCAGGATTTCAAAGGCGATGGGCGTGACCTCCGGGGCGGCCCGTGTCGCTTCGATGGCCTTGACCAGATAATTGCCGAACACGTTGGCGAATTCGATGCGGGTTCGCTTGACCTCTTCCTCGTCGGCAAACACCGTGGAGTCGGTTTCCACGTCGATCTGGTAATTGCGCAGCTTGTCGTTGCGCATGATCTCCAGCATCTCGTCGGTCACTTCCAGGCCGGTGATGCGCTGCAATATTTCCGGCTCGTAGTTCTCCGCAATCAATTCCGCCTTGATGCGGAACAGGTCGCGGACGTATTTCTGGATGTCATCCTGGCGTCGGCGCAGCCGCATGGAGCCGTATTGCGCCTTCAGCTGTTGCGCCGTTGCGGTTTCCGATGCCTTGGTGCCGCCGCCGCGAATGATGTCGGAAATCCCCGTGACCTCGTAGATCACCTGTAGCACCTGGGTACGCTGGGTATAAAGGCCGTTGACGACGACGGAAACCACGGAAATATCCTCGGTCTGGAAGGCTCCCGCCAGACCGCCCTTCTGCGCCAGGGAGGCGAAATTCTCCGACGGGACGAAATCGTTGTCGCCCGCCACCGCCAGATGCGCCAGTTCCGGCACCGAAGCGTCATAGACGCCGCGCCGTTTCAAGCCTTCTACCAGATAGGTGATGCGGTTGGTCACCCGGTCCAGCTCGTCGGCCTGATCCTGGTACAGGGTGAATTCCGGCACCGGCACGGAAGTGTTGTTGGTCCGCACCGCAATCAGGGGCGTCGGCGTCGGAAAGAAATCCTCCAGTTCATAAGGATCATCGTCCTCTGCCAGAACATCCGGGTAGCCGCTGGCAATGAACAGCCGCTTGCGGGTTACCTTGCACCAGATTTCCCAGACCTCGGCGCGGTTGTAGATTTCCTCGTAGTCGGCGTTGTCTTCGTTGGCATCCGGCATCCAGTTCAGGGGAATTTCATGGGCGTCCTTGAAGCCGCGCCCGATCAGATCGTCGCGGGTGAACAGATGCCGCCGTGCCCGCCATGTTGCATCCTCGGCGCGTCGGCTGGGGCTTTCGCGGTAATCTTGCCAGTGAAC